AATGAAGTGGCAGATAATATAGGAACTGCACTAAAGAACAAAAACACTTATCATCTTATTGTACTCAGAAGCACAGTATTACCAGGAGCCACAGAAGACGTAATAAAACGGATAGAGAAAGCATCCGGTAAAACGTGCGGAAAAGACTTCGGAATGATACATAGTCCTGAGTTCTTGGCTTTAGGGACAGAAACCGAAGACCTAAGAAACCCGGAATATGTTTTGATTGGAGAGCATGACAAACAAGCAGGCGATTTATATGTACCTATCTGCAAAAAAGTCCTGGAGAACAATGCGCCGATTATCAGAACAAGCCTAAGAAACGCCGAATTAGCTAAACTAATGGCGAATAACTACATCACTATGAAGATAAACTTTGCAAATATGATAGGCGAAGTTTGCGATAATACTCCCGGAACCGACCCGGACACTATAAGCGACATACTAGGGCATGACTCCAGGATAGGTCGAAAGTTCCTGACTGCGGGGTTGAGTTATGGCGGGACGTGTTTTCCCAGAGATAATGAAGCATTAGAATATTATTTTAAACAATGTAGAATTGAAACAAACTTTCCGAGAATAATGACTGAAATGAATGACCATCAAATTAAAAGGATTGTTGATAGAATATATTTTGACTTGATTGGAGAAGGAAAGAACATATTATTTTTAGGTACGTCGTTTAAGTCTGGAACTGATGTAGTAGTTGAAAGCGCTTCAATAAAGATATTGGATAGATTAGGTCGAATTGGATTTAATATTTCAGTACACGACCCACTAGCAATGAAGAACACAAAAAAAATACTAGGCGACAAAGTAAAATACATTACAGACGTACAAAAAGCAATAGATGAGGCAGACCTAGTAGTACTAGCAAACCCATGCAAGGAATATCTTAAATTAAATTACAATAAAGACAAACTAATAGATTGTTGGAGGGTGATTAAATGAGTGAATTAATGACTGAATTAAAAAAGGCAATACGGAAATGTAAACATGGTTATTGGTATGTTCCAAAATATCCAACAAAATATGCAAAAAAAAGAGTTGAAAATGATGGGGATGATTCATACCATTATGAAATGTTACCAGTTCGATGGAGACGAGGAAAAAAGAAATACCAACAACCAATAAACCCATCATATATAATTACAAGTGACTCCACATATAATGACTTAAAAAAATTATCTTAATGGTGATTAAATGATAGAACAGTGGACCAATGATTTCAATCCTTTCAATTGGACAAAATACTTTGCACAGATATACCGATGGCGAGAGATAGGCAAAACCCCCGCACCAGCTCCGGCAATGGTGAGTATAGACCCGTCTAACGTATGCCAATTAGATTGCTTGTGGTGCAACAGTGCCTATATCAGAAAACATAACCCGAAAATGATAAACAAAGAATCACTCTTAGAGATCGCAGACGGCTTAAAGAACTTCACAACTCACCCAACATGGCATAGTGTAGAGGCAGTATGTATCGGCGGCGGCGGCGACCCATTGACAAACCCAGCAACACAGGACTTCATAGACAGAGTAATAGAACTTGGAATAAAGCCGTCTGTAGTGACTAACGGACTCGCTTTAGACAAATTCGATTTAAGCGGATGTGAATGGGCGGGAGTGAGTGTAGATGCCGGCACAAGAGAGACATTCAAAAGACTCAAAGGAAAAGACTGCTTTGACAAAGTAATCGACAACATAAAAAAACTAACAGAAACAAAAGGCACAGTAAATAATCCACAGTTAGGACACGGTATAAGTTATAAGTACGTCATGCACCCGCAGAACATAGACGATATATTTGAAGCATCTAAAGTTGCAAAAGAGATAGGATGCCGGAACATCCATATAAGACCGTTCATGATACCATATAAAGGTCAAGGCAGCGCATTTTCAGAAGGCGATATAAAAGAGTTTCGATTCCAACTAAAAAAAGCCAGAGAGCTTGAAGACAAGAACTTTTCAGTCTATGGCATAACTCATAAGTTTGACGGTAATTTTGTAGGCAAAAACGACTTTAAGAAATGCTATGCGATTTATATGAGTTCAACATTCCAGCCGCCAACCACAGAAGGAAAAGGATTCAATGTACTTCTTTGTTGTGACCGCAGAGGCGACCCCAGATTGACACATGAGAACATGACTATGGAACAATTCAAGAAATACTGGGGTACAAAAGAGCATCTCGAAATCACAAAGAACATAAACCCACAAACATGTGGCAGATGCATAAGAACCCCGCATAATAAGATATATGAGAAGGCAATAATCGAGAATAATATGTCTTATGAATTCGCATGAGTGATTGAATGAAGACTTTGAAAGACCATGAATTATGGACTGCGCCAAATACAAATAGAAGCTTAAGTGTAGAAGTATTGAAACTAAGACAATCCATAATAGACGACATAAAAGAAATGCCTTATATTGAACCTAAATCAATTTTGGATTTAGATGTAGATGCAAAAGAAAACATCTCTTATTCAATGTCATATATTCGAGAAGCAGAACAAATGAAACCGGTAAGATTTTATTTAATGCGAAAATTCAACATAACAAAAGATGATTTAATATGAAACCAGCAATAATAATCCCTGTTTATAATAGCGGTAAAAGCCTTATAGCTACCATAGACAGCATACAAGCCAGCACAAACAACTATTCAAGAATAATACTCGTAGAAAGCGGCAGTACTGATGGCTCCGACAAAATATGCGACGCATACGCTAAAAGATACGAAAGAATAACCGTAATACATCAAAAAGAACGAAAAGGAGCTACAAATGCACTAAACACAGGTATAAAAGAAGCAGGTGAATTGGACGTATTCCTGACACAATCAGACGTTTTATTTCCAAAAAAATATGAATCGGACTGGCTGTTTGAGATGGAACAATCAGCTAAACATAATAAAGACTGTGGATTGGTTACATGTTTCGCAGGCGGCGGTACAAGCGGCAAGGATTATTTAGAAGGATTCGTGTGGATTGGTACTTGGTGCGCATATCTGCCAAGAAGCACAATCAATAAAGTAGGATTATTCGATGAACGATATTGCGGACCCGGAGATGATATAGATTTTTGTTATGCCATCAAAGAAGCAGGACTGATTTATTATATGATAAACTATTGGGTTGACCATCATCGCAAAGTAGAATTTCATACTGAAAAAGACAAAGTAAACGGAGAATTGATAACAAAAAAGATAGAGAAAAACGGAAAACTATTCAAAAAGAAATGGGGATTATAATGAAAGACAAAATATTCAAAATCTACGACAGAATGACAAAGAACATAACAGTATGGCGAGATTATTTGAGTGAGTTTACAAATGCGTCTTATCTTAATCTGTTAAATAATGAATTTTTCTTGATGAGACATATTTGTCGTAAACATCAATATGGTATTGTTTCATGGGCTGATTTTAAGAAAATCAAACTAACAACAAAAGAAGACCTAAGAAACTTCAAACCGACCCTAAAAGGAAACGAAACAACACACTTCTCATCCGGCTCGACAGGCGAACCACTTAAGACTTACGGACCTGAATTCTTACAATCAATCAAGCCCACAGTATTCGAGCGAGCATGGAAATCTGTCGGCTGGAACGGCAAAGACAAGATACTAAGACTCACAGCAGGCAGACCACAATGGGAAGTTTTCGACTGGCTAAGAAACGTCAAGCCTATGAATTACAGGACAATAGGTTATGAACATTATAGTTGGATTATGAAAAACAAACCTTTTCTTATACACGGAGGATCAGGCGCAATAAGAGAGATAACAACCGGAATGATAAAACTAGGCAGAGAAGAATGTCTGAAGGATATAACATTATACTTGATGAGTGAAGATACACGAAAACACACAAAAGAGCTAAAGAAATACTACAAAGCCGTCTATTCAGGATACGGGTTAGCAGAACTATGCACAGTCGCTTCGCAATGCAAATACGGCAACTATCACGTCAACATGGAAACCTGTATAGTTGAAATCATAAAAGGCGAGATAGTAGTTACTGACTTGTTCAATGACATTACCCAAATCATCCGATATAGAACGAAAGATTACGGCAAACTCAGGAAAAGCGATTGTAAATGCGGCAGAAAGCACGATATTTTATACGACATCGTAGGACGAGGCATAGACTATTATGACGGACCAAAAACAAAGAAACCTATCGGGTGGTGGATTTTGTCGCCCATATCGAATGATTATGGACATTTAATCAAGCAATGGAAAGTGAAAGTTGACTTGAAGAAGAATAAGTTTATACTTTATGTTGTCTGGTCTGACAAACCACTGACATTTGAGACCGAAACCGGGTCGTATGAGATAACCAATATTGAATTAACATCATACAAAGAATGGATAAAAAAAGAATCAGGACTTGACTTAGTAATCAGAACACAAAAAAACATGAGTAATCGAGGGCGCATGAAACTTTTAGAGATTGTGGGCGGTTGAATGAAAATAAACTGCGCCATCAACAGACTGATAAAACGCAAAAAAGTAATGCGTAAGTGTTGGTGTGTACTTTATATATTTGAAAAAAATGATGAATGGTATTGGAATGATGGCACACCATATAAATTATGCAGAGAAGACTATTATGCGGATGATTGGTGTGTTGTAAAACTAAAACAACAAAAAGAGATTGATGAATCAACTAAAGATGATTTAAGATGAAAAACAAAAAAATATACCTACATGATAACCCGCTTACTTGTGCAAGTGAATTACCAGATGAATTAGAAAATGATACATCAACTAAACAAAAGAAATGTATTGAGTGTAATGGTCATGGATATACTAAAGTCAAAAAGAATGGCATATATGTAGACGTATCTTGTAATAAATGTAATGGTACGGGCGCTATTAAGGATGTAAATATACAAAAAAAACGCTATGCAATAGACTTCGATAATACTTTAACGATTGGAGACAACAAACCCTGGCTGGAAGACGACAGACCGACACCAAACAAGAAAAACATAGAGATAGTAAACCAGTTATTCTTCAAAGGAAACACAATTATAATCCATTCATCAAGACCGTGGGAATTCGCAAGAAAGACAGTCGCATGGCTGATAGAAAATGAGGTACTATATCACGGTATAAACTTTGGGAAAGCGAATGCACACGTGTATGTTGATGATAGAAATATGAGCATAAAAGAGTTTGAGGCAATAAAATGATTTGGAACAAAAAAACAAACAAGCTTATGGTGGCGGGACCCGTAAACATATCCAAAAACCTTAAGAAATACAACCCGTTCCCAGAGATAGGACACAGAGAGCCAGAGTTTGAAGAACTATACAAAAGCGTAAAAGACAAACTATTCAATGTACTCAACGCAAACCCAGACGAATTCGAGATAGCAATAATCGGCGGGTCCGGCACATCAGCAATAGAATCTATGATTTCATCGGTAGTAAACAAGAAAATACTTGTAATCAGTAACGGCGCATTCGGAGAACGGGCATATAAAATCAGTTCAATCTACAGATTACCTAGAGCATACCTAAGATACAACTGGGGCGAATATCCAGACCTGGAACAAATAGAAAAGATACTGAAAGAAAACAAAGACATCGGCTTTATTTACATGGTACACATGGAAACAAGTACGGGTATGTTGAACCCCGTAGAAGAAGTAGGAAAACTATGCAAGAAGTACAATAAGACTTATCTTGTTGATTCTGTCTGCGCTATAGGCTGCGAAAAACTTGACATGAATGAGTTTAATATCGACTTCTGCGCATTCAATTCAAACAAAGGCATAGGCGGTCCGATAGTTATAGGTATGGTATGCTGCAGGAAATCCAAACTAAATAACCTGAAAAAAAGGAATATGTATCTGGACCTTAGCGAATATCTGAAATACGGCAAAAAGAACCAGACCCCATTCACCCCGGTAATTCCATTATTCTATATACTGAACGAAACATTATCAGACTTACTAAAAGAAGGAGTAGACAACAGAATAAGACGCTATAAAGAAAACTGCGAATTCTTAAAAGGCGAATTAGCTATGCTTGGCTTGAAGTTCTATCTTATAAATCCCGGTAGAATGGCGCATACGATGGTAAATGTAATCATACCAAAAGGGTTTACATTCGGATACATACACGATAGGCTAAAGCGAAAAGGATTTATCATTTATCCGGGTAAGGACGAGAACTTGAAAGAGGTTTTGAGATGAAAAAAGAAAAAATAAGCTGCTGTGAAGGATATAAAATAGGAACGGATTATTATCATACGGATAAATGCAACCTTGCACAATTTTATATATGGCTTGGTAAATTCATAAGTCTTTTTGATATGAACCCAGTAAAAACAGATGAAGAACGAAAACTAAGGATGGCTTGCTGTAAAGAATTATATCGTCAAGGTTTCAAACCGAAAAAACCAAAATTACCAATCCCAACTAAAGAAATAGTAAATATATCTAAAGACAAGACCCGATTAGTATTTGCGAATGGTGACGAGTTTAAATTGGTTCCAATAAAGCCAAAGGTGAAGAAATGAAAACTTTGAATGATTTTTCAAGTTGCGGTAATGAAAGTTGTTGTTTCCAAAGACATGAAAGAGAACTAAGACAATCAGCAATAGACGACATAAATAATTATAATATTAAAATAGCAGATATTCGTGAATCACTTAAACTTCATAATATGTGTCTTTATTGTAAACAAGATAAGTATGATTGTAGATGTGAAGATGAATTTGATAATAAAATCGAATACATCATGGAGAAATTCAACATCACAGAGGATGATTTAAAATGAAAATAAATAGACCCATTGCGGTGTTGATATGCTTAAAAGACAGGCCTACGGAATGCGCATTACTACTCCAAAGCATAAGAACACAGACAATAAAAAATCTGGATATATTCATCTTAGACGATTGCTCAGGCACACCGCTAACTAACTATCACTTTTTTAACTGCGTAATAACCAGAATGAAACTAGAAGACCACAAACTATTCCTAAAGCGCACAGAATTCCCACACGGCGTAAGCAGAGCAAGACAGGCAATAGTAGACTATGCAAACTCTAAAGGCGATTACGATTACTTCGTCCGCCTCGATGATGATGTGATTTTAGAGTCGGACTACATAGAAAGACTGCTGAAAGTGATAGAATCTGGCTACGACATAGCAAGCGGTGTAACTATTCCTATGATTGGACCGGTCTTCAAAAGAGATCCAAAACACCTGAAAGGCATAGTAAACAGGGTGATACTAGACGAAAAAGGCAATTATATTATGAACGGTGATGATTGTGGATGGGCTTATACTGACTCGGTGATACTTCCAGCACATCATTTTAGAAGTTGTGCAATGATAAAAAAAGAAGTCCATGAGAAAGTGAAATACTACCCGACAAGATTAAGCAAGCACGGTTTTAGGGAAGAACAGATTTTTTCTTATAACGCTTTGATGAACGGCTTTAAGATAGGAGTGGACACTGGCGCGGTAAACAGACATCAGTGCACACCCTCAGGAGGCGAGAGATTCCCAGACCAAAGAGAACTAACTTTATTCAACCAGAAAATATTAGTTGAATTCACAAAGAAACACAAAGACAAACTAAATAAGATATTCACACATGAAAATATGCCCAGCGAACTTGAACTGCTTAAAGAGACTAATTTGAGGTAATTGAATGATACAAGAAATAAACCTACTGACAAATTGCATATTCATTTATTTGGTTGTTATGGATACGATGATAAAATATTACGGATGGGAGTGGTAAAATGATTTCAATCATAGGTAATTTTTTTGGATGCGACGGATACTCAAATCACGTTAGAAACCTAGTACGAGCATTAGACAAAATAACAGACGTAAGAGTAACCACCGGTGGAGTTCCAAACTGGGAAAGACTTGTAGACGACAGAGAGCTAGAACTACTAAAACGCCCAGCAGAAGAAGACGAAATAAATCTAATAATCACAAACCCTTTGCACTGGAAATTGAACGCAACCGCAAAAAGGAATTGGGTGTACTTGATTTGGGAGGGTTCAGAGATTCCGAAATGCTTTATAGAAGAATGCATGAATCCGAATATTGAATTTATTTTTGTTCCAAGTTATCACACGATGGATGCGCTACTTAATACTAAATGCGGAATTGACAATAAATATATTTGCGGTGACATATATCCTGAAATAAGGAAAAAACTAAAACTCATCCCGCATGGATGTGATTTAAAATTGTTCTACCCTAAAAAGATAGTTTTATAACCCTTTATTACCTAAGAATATTAATGATAAAAAAAGAAGAAATAATTTGTTTAAATTGCGGGGTAAAAACAATTCAGTATAAATGTAATAAAAGAAAATTTTGCTCAATGAAGTGTTATAATGAATCTAAGAAAGGTAAAAAAAGACCGAATCAAAGTCTTCTTATGAAAGAGAAATATAAAAATGGATATGCGCCATTAAAAGGTAAAATGTTGGGGGATAAAAATCCGATGAAAAGACCAGAAATAATTAAAAAACATTTAGAGAGTGTTAAAAAAAGATTTGGAGAAAATTGTTTGAAAGTTAAAAGAATATGTAAAGTATGCAAAAAAGAATTTATGGTACATCCACGTCAAATTAAAAAAAATAATGGTAAATTTTGTTCAAGAAAATGTATGGGTTTAGCACATAGAACTGGAAAAAAAGATAAATGCGCTCAATGTGGAAAGACAATTTATGTTCAACCGAATGTAAAACAAAAGTTTTGCTCACTGAACTGTTCACAAAAATATCAAAAAGAATCATTTTTAGGTGATAAAAATCCGGCATGGATTGATGGTAGAAGTTTTGAACCTTATACATCAGAATTTTATAAAAAGAGACTAAAAATATTGAAAAGAGATGATTTTACTTGCAAAAAATGTGGGTTAAAAATAGAAAAGCAAAGCCCAACAGTATTTATAAGTGTTCATCATATTGATTATAATAAAAAAAATAATAAAGAAGAAAATTTAATTACTTTATGTAATATTTGCAATACGAAAGCAAATAAAAAAAGGGATTATTGGAAAGCATTTTATATACAAAAGATGAGGGGTATAAATGGACTCAAATAAAAAATGTGTGTTTTTAATTGTAAAAGGATGGAGAGGTATGCAGGATAGAGGCGGCGCTCAATATTTTATACAAGCATACTTTCAAGAATTCACCGATAAAGATGATGTTAGCGCGATATTAAAAATAAACCCCGCCTACGGCATACCCGACCTAAACAACCTAATAAAACAGATAAGCCCGCGAGAAAAGAACTTACCGGAACTGATTATCAACACACAAAACATAGAATACTCCAAGATGGTAGACCTCTACAACTCAGCCACCGTATTTGTAAGCCCCACGCGAGCAGAAGCCTATAATCTGCCCTGTATCGAGGCGGCAGCTTGTCAACTTGCGAGCATTGTGACGGCGTATGGGGGTATGACTGATTACATAAAAGACAAAGTAAACGGATTATATGTAAACTATAAACTCGACGAGGTAGAATTTGAAGTCATGTACGAGGGATGTTCTTGGGCGACCCCTTCTATTCCCGATTTAAGAAAAAAGCTAAGATACGCATACGAACACCCGGAAGAGATGAAAAAACTAGGCGAAGCAGCACTAAAGACCGCAAGAGATAATACATGGACTAAGAGCGCAGACCTGATTTGCGACCTAATTTGATGGAGTAGTTAAATATGATTAAGAAATATCGAAAGAAACCAATAGTAATAGAAGCAGAACAATATACCAAATATGGACAACTCGTAAAAGGCATGTGTAATTCTACGATTTGTTTTGAAAAGGGCAACGATAAACCTCATGTCCATACAATACATAATAACCAAATTGTAAATTTAGAAGTTGGTGACTGGGTAATACCTGAACTGGATGGAGAACATTTCTATCCATGTAAACCAGACATATTCAAAAAGACTTATGAGGAAGTGATAATATGAACGGAAAACCTAAAAAGGATGGAAGCGGACAAGGAAAAAGAGCAAACAAAGGCAGAGGAAATTGTAGTACAACACGAAAAACAGGACGAGGCAGATAACATGAAAAGAAAACTAACAGCAGAAGAAATAGAAAAGACAAACAAAGGAATAACAAGACTAGGCAAAGAAATAATCGAACTAAAAGAAAACATAGAGTTCAACGAAAAGACAATCAAATTCCAGAAAGCGCAAGAAGACTACAATGATTTTGCACGACCATATCTAAAAAAACAAAAAGAAGCCAAAGACAAAAAGACAATGGACTATATGCGCCAGGACTTGAAGAGCAAACACGACACATTAAATGAACTACGCAGCCATATAAAAGACGGTGTAGAGATTAAAAACCAAGAGGGTGATTAAATGACAGGAATATTCCGGCCTCCAAATTCTGATGAAAAAGCAGACTTTCGAGACATTGGACCAACAAAAACAAAAGACGTAACAACAAACTTCTTGACCGAATTAGCACATGTACGTCAAGAATGCACAAAAAACAAGATACCATTCTTCAAAAAGGCAGCAATGGACGACTTTGACGATTACTATAAAAAAGAGGTCAAAAAATCAGTAAGGAAAAACGGATTTCTAAAACAGGAAGACATCCAACCGATTAAGATAGACTGGAAGAAATACAGTTCTACAAACAATATCGAACTAATTGAAATGATAGTACAAAGAGATTCATACGCCAGCAAGAAACAGCCGTTTGAAGTATTCGTAAGGACATTCAGATATAAATATCACGGATATAACCCCGGAAACGATCATAATATCTCAATAATGGAAGACGAATCAGACGCAGTAAAGAGACTAAAAGCAGAATACGATAACAAGCCATTTGACGAAATATCAAAAGCGGAAAAAGTCAGCAAGCGCTATGACAGAAAAAGCAAGAAAAAGAACATAATTGATAGCCTGAAGGGTAGCACAGATAAGACCCCGGATAAATCGTGAGCAGATGAAAAAAAGAGCCTATTGGTGTAATTACGGCTGTGGCAGGAAAATAAAAATGCTGATGCGCGACGACAAACGCCATGACGTGATTTATATCTGCTACGGCTGTAAAAAACTGTTCAGGAAAACAAGCAAAGGAAACGAAAGGCCGTTTACGTTTGTTGAAATAAAAAACGAAGGAGTTGATAGATAATGAAAAACGAAAATGAAGAAGTAATACCACGATTTCCACTTATAAGAAAAAGAATAGAAGGAGCCCTAAGAATATTAAAATGTTCTGTGTTTTTAAATGAAAATTCTCTAAAAAGAGCAAAACAAAATATTATTGAGTCTGAAAATGATATAATGGTTAACAAACAACAAATACAAGAATATGAAGAATTATTAAAGAATATGTAGTGGAGTTGATATAGAATGCCAAGAGAAAAAGGATTTTCAGAAGAGCAAACAAAAAAGAAACAAGAGCTAATAGAGAAATACGGATACGTGCTACTTGAAGAGATAGAAGGCGACATAATCGTAAAAGACCCGTCTAAGTTCGCTATCGAAGCAGCAAACGGCGCAAGATTCCAGATGCCGAAACTAAAATTGTAAGCATTTTCACCCCATATACGATTGTGGCGGAATGACTCGCCGCCGCAATCCTCTCCATATATAAGTGATACAATGAACAAATACAAAGTACTCGTAAACCATAAACAAGTAGCAGAAATAGAGGCAGAATCAATAGAAGGCGCAGAATCAGAAGTTGAGATAATAAGGATGAAACACAACATATAGTATGTCAGATATAGAACTAACACAAGATATAGTGCTTTATATGCCTTACAAATGCTTACTATGCACAGAACCGGCAACAAATAAGGCATACAACAAACACATACCAACTGATGTAAAAGGATGGAAAAACAGAGCTTACTTTTGCGATAAATGCAAGCGCCGCAAGGACATAAAAAGGAACTGGATATTTGAAGAATGCCTGACCTGTAAGAACTACGGCAAAACCGTTATCTGTTGGGATTGTAAAAACGGTAATATGTTTGAGAAGTGATAACATGAAACTTGAAGAAGTAGAACTATCAGAATATGAAAAAAGAGTATTCAATACACTAAAGTTTATGTCTGTAAATACTAAGAATAATACATATTTCAATAATGCAGATATTCAAAAAGCGCATAAATTAATTCATGGTATTTATCCATCTCATCACGTTTTAACTAAATATTTGTTATTGCTATACATTAAAAAACACGTTGAATGCAAAGTAACTATTTTCAGATACAGAAGCAACCTTTGGAGAATAAAGAAATGATCTTGTGATAACATGAAAAAGAAACCAAAAAAACAGTCAACTGAAAAGGCAGTCGAGAAAGGCACAGGCAACTTGGCGCGCACTATCAAAAAGACCAGACCTAAAGTAAAAAATACAACCAAAATACAAAAAACCAAACCCACGAAACCCAACAAAAAGCCAACAAAAAGAGAAGATCAACTGCGCACCAAGAAAGCAAAAGAAATCATGCTAAAAGAACTGATAAGCTCATACGGTAACATAACCACCGCATGTATTAAGACAAACATAAACAGGGCAACCTATTATGATTGGATGGAGAAAGATAAGAAATTCAAACAAGCTGTAGACGACATCCCAGAGATGACATTAGACCATTACGAAAAGAGACTACATGAGCTTATAGATAGCGGTAATGTTATAGCTACTTTATTCGCGCTAAAATCTAAAGGCAAAAAAAGAGGTTGGGAAGATACAACAAAACACGAAACAAAGATAGACGTTAATCTGACTAAAATAGACATTAAATTTGAAGTACCAAAAGAGTTCAAAAATATCACTCCGAAATCATATTTACCCGATGCAGAAGATTCTATACCTATACCGCATAAGACCACTAAATAGATGGTTTCATGGAACTGAAAATAAAGCCTACTTATAAACAATACTTAGCATGGAATAAATTGTTTGACAGAACCACTAAATTTATAATGCTGGGCGGCGGGGCAGGCGGGGGCAAAAGTTACATGATATGTGACTGGCTACATTATATGTGCCTGAAATATCCCGGTACTAAATGGTTCATAGGTCGTGAAGAACTAAAAAGGCTCATGGGAAGCACTTATCTTACTTTCTGTATGGTTGCAAAAGACCATAATCTAGACAGAAATCTATGGGACTTAAACGGTCAATATAATTACATCCAATACAAAAACGGAAGTAGGGTAGATTTATTGGATATGAAATACTTACCCAGCGACCCGCTATATGAAAGATTCGGCAGTATGGAATTCACAGGCGGAGCACTTGAAGAAGTAGGCGAGATTAACTTTGCCGGGTTTGACATGCTGAAATCACGTTTAGGGCGGTGTCTTAACACAAAATATAACATCCCTTCTAAGATACTATTGACCTGCAACCCTAAAAAGAATTGGGCTTATAGATTGTTCTACAAACCGTGGCGTGACGGCACTTTAGACAAAGACAAATGCTTCATCCAATCGCTTTATTACGACAATCCATACACTAAAGAACAATATAAAGAGAACCTGTCCAGTATTACAGACAGAGTTATGAAAGACAGACTTATGCATGGTGAATGGGAATACGACTCCGATCCAAGCAGACTATTCAACTATGATTCAATAATCGACCTATTCACAAACAGTATAAAACCTGGTATTTCTTATTGTTCTGTAGACCAATCAGGCAGAGGTAGAGACAAAGCCGTAGTCACTCTTTGGCGCGGGTTTTATATTTATAAGATACTAACTTTCAAAGAAGGAATAAGCAGCATGACCTTAGATAAGATACTCACAGACGAAAACATCCCAAGAAGCCGATGCGTTGCAGATGAAGACGGGGTAGGATTCGGGCTAGTCAAGGATTTACCAGGAATAAAAGGTTTTGTAAACAATGCATCACCAATAAAGGAATTCAAAGAAGCACAAGACCAAGACAAAATCAAGACAAACTATGCTAATTTAAAGGCGCAATGCTGGGATATGTTAGCTAATTATGTAAACGCCGGGCTGATAGGAATCTATCGAGACATCCCGCAGGAATATAAAGACCTATTGATAGAAGACCTAGATGCTATGAAACAGATAAACATCGGCAAAGACCAGGCATTTAGGGTATCGACAAAAGAAAACATATTCGAGGACTTAAAGCGCTCACCGGACATCGGAGATTCATTAATGTTCAGGCTATTTTTCGAGTTACGACAACCATACAAGCCGTATATATCTGTATAACCCATAAGAAGGAGAGTGGATGCGAACCCAAGCGGATTCCACATCCTCAAGCATAATGTATATTTATTTCGTTCAATCTATTTATATTTATGTTTCGCATGGAGTAAATACATTGTAACAACCGTTACTTATTTAAAGATTGGCAGTAATATATGTTACATGGCGAATAGAACACTAAATTTACTTGAAGATATAGTGATTGGAACAAAAAACGGAATAAAAGCAGATAAACCAAGACATAATGTAAAAAAGTTTCCATTTTCAACTATAGAACACCAAAAAACTATAATAGATGGACCAGATATTAATCCAGTTTATGTATTGACACTTTATTTTGATGAAAAACCAAAAGATACCAGAAATATTTATACTTTAGAATACAACAAAAAAACAATATATTATAGGCGTTTTTATCTAAGTGAATATCCGAGTGATTAACATGGGCGAAGAAGACATAATAAAATTAGATGGCGCATTTATCGCTAAAAAAGATTTATCTGCTGAAGAAATAAAACACATCAATGATTACGAGGTTGTCAGATATTATAAGGACATAGGTAATCCTGGCACTTTTAAATTAATTCCTATGCGTGACGGACTAAAAGATATAATATTTGAAAATGGAAAAAGAGTGAAATAACATGGGCGCAGTATTCAGATTAACAGACGAGAACGAAAGAAAACTTAAAGCCATAGATGAGAATCCGCATAAGGCAATTAAGATCGTATTGGAAGGATACACGGCGCATGAAGACCTGAAAAAAGAGCATAAGCAGTTAAGCGATGAAATAGAAGCCCTAAAAACCGAACTAAAAGAAGAAATAACCGGTTTGAAACAAGGATATTGAGGCGATAATATGAATAAAAAATATTGGATTAATATCACAATTATAGTAGTTGTGATGATTGGCGTATTTTATTTGATTGATACGAATAAAACAACAAAAAACAATAACTGTAGACCGACTGCAATAAAAGTATGTGAAAATCATAATATGACGTTTGTTGCTCTTCGTGCTAATATGCTACCGGTGGTATTTTGCAATAACAACGGCGAACCAGATAGGTTTAATATTATCTGTCCTAATAATTCATAATAATTGGAGTGTGGTGTAGTTTGGTATCATTCGTGGTCTGGAGCCATGTGACGTAGGTTCAAATCCTACCGATTCCATATATTTAAGCAGAAAGTCTTGATGGCGTGTAGGTATAAAGAGCAACCACAATAGCGCCGGCATGAGGGGAAGTGCCCTCCAAGACCTGCTCATTAAAGAATATGGAGAGGATATAAATGTCTACATTTAATGGAAAAGAAGATAATTTAGAGTTTAGATGCAGAGAATGTGGTTATCGGGAAAAGATTGTAATAGATTTAGACAATAACGAAGATAAAAACAAATTATGGAAATGGCTACAAACACATTCTGCAAGTGGTGGTGAATATGTCAATGTTCCAGTATGCTTAGAAACCGTACCTATTAATGATAGAACTGAAGACCAACATAAAGAATTAATTGAAAAATATGGTGGTGTAAAAGGTTATCTTATGTATCTTGGTGTAATAAAAGAAGAATAATATTCATAATGTCAGACGAGGGCGGAGAGGAAAGCCGATAAGCTGTATAGACAGACACCTTAATTTAGCAGTGTGCAAACGGTTCGTCGTAACCAGTGTGGTGGTCGTTGCAGGTTCGAATCCTGTCGTCTGACATCAATATTCATAATGTCGGCGTGGCGGTAAACGCAGGTCTTGTAACTGATGGATTGGTGGGTTTGTGGCATGACGTGGTTCCCATGAACTTGGGACAGACCCGAAGAATGCCCATCATATCTCGTCAACCCCATCCGCAACTGCAATGTTGCCGCCGACAATAAGCAAGGAGGTTATTAATATGGATGTAAAAGACTTGAGAAAACAGATTGATGGATTGGTTTTCATCGTAGAGGAGAGACTAAAAGGAGAGATGCTTAATTCAGACCAAGGCAGAGCTTATTCTCTTGTAAGAACAAAACTACAAGAAGCCAAAATGTGGGCTGGAAAAGTTCTTGAGGCGGAGAGTAAGCCATTACCTAAAGAATACGCGGACCATTGTGAGGACAGGGAAAAACAACAAGCATAAGAACTTGTGCGCTGAGGAAACGATGATGCGCATTAATAATTAAGGAGAGTGATAACTATGGGATGTAAATTTTCAATTCGAGGAGAGTGCAGTATTGCAACTCCACGAGGAGGGATATATGCTAAGTGTTCTGGAACTGACCACGAAAAAAAGCAATGTCCTTTTTGGTCTAATCAAGGAGAGTGATAAACGTGAAGGACAAAATAAAAAAAGTATATAATACAATGCCAGACAGAACAATCAAAGGATGTCCTGATTCTATGACTGTGATTGAATGCGAGGATAAAACAGTTGTATTACTCCCAGATAGTTTTATAGGAGCTTGTATAAGGAATAACTTGTCGATGAGATGATAAACATGACATTGAAGACATTGAAAGACTTGATTGAAGAATCAGACAGACCTGAAATGGTTGAACCAGAAGAACTAAGACAATCAGCAATAGACGATATAAAAGAATTACAAAAAGAAGACATAGAACGTGATAAAAAAGAAGAATCTGGCGAATGGTCTGTTGTAGGTGATTCATCTAATAAGTCAGCCGTAAAATACATAAAAGAGAAATTCAACATAACAGAGGATGATTTGAAATGAAAAAGATACCGCAACAAGAGTATGATACTATTCCCGATGATATAAAAGAAAAAGTTGAATTAGATAAATTGATTTTCGGTAACGGTTTCGTAGAGAAAGACAAAAACGGAAAATGGAAACATTTACCCGCGCAAGATGTAATTATCAATTCTAGTTCTAAATAATAAATACCCTTAACGTGTTCTGTCCAAATAATAAGTACTAACCTATGCAATATCTTCCCATGCAGTTTAATCTATCTAAATTATTCTCTGAAAAATCAACAGGTAAACTCGGATATATATCTTCTAAAAACGAGACTAAAGAAGCATTCAAAGGCGAAGTAAGCGACATACCTATTAATTTCCCGAAATCGTTAGGCGCAGCACATCCGTTTAGTTTTGAAGCTATGGAAGATGTATATAAGACAATAGGAGTAATTAACGGCGGTATAAATAAAATCACTGATTCTGTAGTTGGCGATTTCTCTTATACTACAAAAACAAAGAAAGCAGACCAGATAATATCTGATTTCATCAAAAATACTAATTTCACTTCTGTTCTAAGAGAATGGATCAGGGAAGGATTCTCGAAAGGAAACGGATTCTTAGAGCTAGACCTAAAAGGAAAAGGCATACAGGTATTGAATGCAAATACTATGTACGTTGTACGTGACGACAAAGGAAACGTCAAAGGCTATAATCAATGGATAGGCGATTTAAAGAGATATAGAAAAAACAAAAAAGAAGTAAATAACTTCAAACCCGACCACATTGCGCACCTGAGAATAAACAAAATAGCCGGCGAACCATACGGTATAGGTATAATATACCCTAACGAAAGAACAATAGAGAACATGGTACTGAACGAACAGGACTTACAGAAACTAATCAGCAGAAAAGCGGGCGCGCCGATTCATGCTGCAGTAGGTCGTGAAGGCGAAGCGGTAAATACTAAGCATATTGACGCTTTCAAAGATAGCTTACAAGTGATGAACAACCGCACGGAATGGGTAACTGATTCTAATGTAAAAATGAACGTGATAGACTTCGGCCAGATAGGCAAAAACCTAACAGACGTATTGGACCATGATATGTTACTTGTCGCTTTCGGGATGGAGATACCGATAGTATTATTCGGCGGCGGTAATATACCCGAAGGTCTGGCAAAAGCGCAGTCTGAGATATTCCAAAGAAAAATGTCAGTAATCCAGGAAGAAATAGAGAGCGTAATCGAAGAGCAGATATTCAAACCATTATTAGAAGAACATGGAAGTAATGACGAAGTTGATTTTACTTGGAATCTACCAGGCGAAGAGGAGATAAACAACAGGATAGACCGGCTAACTAAACTCATCGAGAGCATGAACACGTCAGAACCGCTTAGGAGAATGGCAGAGTTAGAGATAGCAAAACTATTGAACATGGAAGATGCGCCTAAATATCTATCCCCCCCAGAAAAGGAAAAGCCCGAAGACCAGAAGCCAGAACTAAAACCAGAAGATGAAGAACCGGAAGAAAAATACATTGAAAATCATTTTGAATTATCAGAACTGGAAATAGAACAAACCAGTGATATGTCATTAAAAGAATTCTCTAATCTAAATGAGACCGCAAAACTAAAATATTCCGACTATCTCGAAAATATATTGAAGAAATTAAAGATAGACAAATTTGAATATCTGGCCGCTTTCAAAAAGTCAGACATCGCAGACGGTAAACTATCAGAACCGGAGATAGAGAAACTAAGAACTATATTCGAGACCGGATTCAAGGAAAACCAGACTATTACAGAAATAAAATCAGAAATAAAGCAATTAGAACTAAAAGACGTAAAAAAAGACGGAAAAGTTATTTTGAAATCAAAGAGAAGGCCGGACATAATCGCAAGAACAGAAACAATCAGACTGGCTAATATCGGACTGATAGACACGTATAAAGGAGCAGGCATAAAAAAAGTCAGATGGTTGGCTGCCGCTTCTGAAAGAACTTGCGAGATATGCAACGCATTACACGGCCAAGTGTTTGATATAAATACAGTTAGCCCTCCCCCCGCACATCCGCGCTGCAGATGTTCATTATTGTCGGTGATAGAAAAATGAACATAAGAAACAAACCCCTATGCAAGAATTACGATAGATGCGGAAACGAAGCAATAACCATGATAAATGGCATGTGGGTATGTTCGGCATGTTTAATCAGAGTTCAAGAGAAAATCAAAAAACTAAAAGAGAAAATACTATTGGAGGAATGATAAGTTGAGTGGTATTGAAGGTACATCTGGAAGTCTGACAGGAACAACACACAGGGCAGAAGTAACTAATGATAATAAACTTGCTGTTTATGCTACTGGCAGCAACGGCGTAGGAGTTGACATAATAAATAAAGAATTGATTGGTAATTCTGCTGTTGATGGTGCGGGCGATACATATTACGGTATTATCGGCTCAACAGGCAAATTACATACACAAGGATTCAGAAACGCGGCTGGAAATGGCAGGAGAATGCTTGTAGATTCTGACCGGCACGGACAAGTAGATGTGATCGCATCATTACCCGCCGGCACAAACCTATTAGGAAAAGTGAAATTAACAAATGACATTACAGATGTAGATGTAAATCCCGCAGCACAAGCACTATACACATCCAGAGCGCAACATTCACGGATAGTAAAATCATTAGAGTTTTGTGGTTGTCATAGATATCTTGCAGTTGCCGACAATGCAAGCGTCTATCTGTTGGGGAAAGTAGGTGCAGACAAAAACGCACACGGCGACTTCCGGGTATCAAGTGAAGGCAAAGTGTATATAGAACTATACGAAGCGCCAACAATAACACTCGACGGGACGGCTGAAACTATCCTATCAGTGAACCGGCAAACATTAGGGACCCCCACAGCTACTTTATGGCATACGCCAACAATAGCAGCAGACGGAACACAACTTAACTGCTCTATGCTAGGTACAGCAGGCAGGAAAGAAGGCGCAGGCGGTATAAGTGCGGCAGGTTGTTATTTCCTGTTCAAGAAATCAACCAACTATCTGCTGAAAGTCACAAACAAGAAAGGCGCAGCAGCAGATATTAACATGTCATATAGTTGGCATGAAGAATAAGAGGTAATAATATGTTTGAAAGTATTTTTTCAATAGTACCGGTTGAAATGAAGCCGATGAGCATAATTAGTCTGATATTGATTATGGTGTTGGCGGCGGTAATCAGGATGAATATGTCAACCACGAAAGCATTAAAAGAAGAATTAGAAGAAACTAAAGAAGAACTGGACAAAGCAAAAGACCACCTGAACGACCAGATAAAAGATATTATGCTTGATTTAAAAGTGGATGTAACAGAACTGAAAGTATCATTGAAAAGCGTGTCTAAATGTTTAACCAATATGAATACAGACATCCGAGATTTACGATTCAAGAAAGAAAAGTGATAATATGGCAGGCAGATACGAATTCGAGATAAAACAGTTCCTTTTCGAGATAAGGGACATAATGAAAGCATCAGAAAACGTACCGAATAACACAGGAATAAGATTCGATCCATTTCTGTTTTATCTATGGAGAGCGAGCAAAAAATGAGACTCGAAAGAAGATATTTAGGATTGAAGCATAGAGGTGTAAGAATCGACCCATATACAAGGCAAAGCGTAGTAACTGCGCCGCATACAGGGGATATTGTATATCCACTTCAAGGACCTACTTCAATAAGCCAAAAATCAGAATACATCACCCCGTCCAGAGAACGGACATTAAACCCGACACAACACCTTAACCTGAACGAAGTCGGCGAGAATGAGAATATAATCAAACGCGTACCAGACAGCAGATATGTGAGGTTAGATTGAATGGAAGACCAGACATTTCTAACCAAACGAATCACAAACAAGGACATATTCGAGAAACTTACAAATATCGAAAAACAAGTAACCAAAACAAACGGGACTGTAAACTGGCATACGAAAGCGATTGGAGGATTGTTTGTTATTGTCTGCGGGTTGATAGGTCTTGTGGGGGTGGTATGAAATGCCATG